GGAGGCGCTGCGGGCGCTCACGGAGCCGTACACGGTGCAGGCGTGGTGCGAGGCGCACAGGGCGATGGTGCCGCTGCTGCTCGGCCAGGGCCAGGTGGACGCGGGAATCACAGAGGAGAAACACGTGAGGCGACGGACGCAGGTACCGGTAGTAAAGATGGCGAAGCCGCGCAAGCAAAACACGGGCAGCACACGTGGCATCTACATGGTGGCGTTCGGCGGCCCGGCGCGCAAGAGCGGCAAGCGGCTGCTGGCCAGCATCAAGAGATACATGCCGGATATTCCGGTGTGCGTGTGCGGCGCGAGCAAGCTGGGCGGCGAGAACGTGTTCGTCAAGCAGCCGGACAGCGACGTGGGCGGGCGGCGGGCGAAGCTCCGGGCGTACGAGTTAGCGCCGGCAGAGTGGAAGGCGGTGTTGTACCTCGATGCGGACACGGAGGTCGTCGCGCCGATACACCGGTACTTCGAGTGGATCGAGGCCGGGTGGGAGTTCGTCATCTGCAAAGATCCGCACCTCATGGACACGATGCACTCGTTCGAGCGGCGGAACAACAAGGTAGAACTGGTGCAGATTCAGCAGGAAATCAGCACGCTCCACGCTTTGCAGATCAACGGCGGCGTGTGGGCATTCGAGCACGGCAACGCGCGCGTGGCGGCCTTCTTCCAGCGCTGGAGGGAGAACTGGGAGGAGCACGCGCAACGCGACCAGGGGGCCTTGCTGAGGGCGCTGTATGCCGATCCACTGAAGGTGCTGTGGTTGGGCAACGAGTGGAACACGTTTGAGAAGTATTGCCGGGGGCTGGAAACGGCGGGGCTGATGCACTATCCAGGGGACGCACGCCGGTGGAAGGGAATGATACCAGGGCGGATAGACAGCCCGGAGGCGTGGGGGATGGTGCGCCAGTTCGAGGGGCGGAAGAAATGACGACGGACATCGTGGTGACGACCTGCGAGCGGCTGGAGTGCCTGACGCAGACGCTGGACTACATCCGGGAGCGCACGACGACGCCCTACCGGTTGCACGTGATCGACGATGCGTCGACCGAGGGCAACGCTGATTATGTCCGGCGCTTGCTGGACGAGGGGCGCGTGGCGAGCGTTCTGCTGCGATCTAAGCGCGCGGGCATATCCGCCAGTCTGCGGGCAATCGGGGGAATGACCACGTCCGATCCTGTCGTATTCACGGACGACGACATCCTGTGCCCCAGGCTGGAGCGGGACTGGTTGGCGCAAGGATTGGAGGCGATGAAGCGATTCCCGGAACTTGGCCTGTTGGCGTTGAACAATCCGCAGTGCAACCCCGGGGGCAAGCGGGGCGAGACGACGCCCGGCTTGCCGGTGACTCTATGCCGCAACGTCCCCGGCTCGTTCGTGTTCGCGCGGCGGGCGGTGCTGGCCACGTGCTGCCCGCCCGATGCCGTTCAGTCGCCGGTCAAGGAGCTGTGCGACCTGGCGACGGCGCGGGAGTGGCAGGTCGGCTACCTCACGCGTGTGTATTGCCAGCACGTCGGGGCCAGGTCCGTGCGCACCGGCAAGAATTTGGTCAATCTCCTGGAATTGGTGCCGCCGATTGATGACGACACACTGGAGCCGGCGGAGGAATTCAGAGGATGAAGGTTCCATCCAGGCCGTTGATGTACGCGGAGGAGATCGAGGCGCTGCACACGTTGATCGAGAAGCGAAAGCCGCAGCGGGTGCTGGAATGGGGCGGCGGGGGCAGCACGCTCTACTGGCCTGACCACTACCCGGCGATTGATTGGGTGACGATCGAGAGCGAGCCGGAGTGGTACGAGGCATTGAAACCGCGGGTGCGAGATTCCGTGACGCTGCTGCACCTGGGTCCTCCGGACATCTATTCGATAGGTCCCCAGGCAATCGGGACGTTCGACCTGATCATCGTCGACTGCAAGACGTGGCGCGTGGAATGCCTGGACAACGCACGCAATTTGTTGAATCCGAGCGGCGTGGTGGTCCAGCACGATTCGTGGCGGCCGTGCTGGCGGCCCGGCTGGAAGTATTACGGCGAACCGGTGCACCTCGTCGCCCCGCGGACGAAGGGGAAGCGGCGCGGGCTGGTGATGTTCGACAAGCCGCGGCCGACGAAGGTGTTCGGCCTGGGCCTATCGCGGACGGGCACCGTCTCGCTGAATGCGGCGCTCAACCTATTAGGCTACAAGGCGAAACACTTTCCCCCGCCGCTGCAGGTGGTAGCGGTGGCGGAAAAGTATGACGCGCTGACGGATACGCCGGTGTGCCAGTACGTGGAAATCCTGGACCGGCTGCATCCGGGTGCGAAGTTCGTGCTGACGGTGCGGGATGAGGAGACCTGGCTCGATTCGTGTCGCCGGCATTGGGCAGGCCCGGAGCCGAGTACGCCGGGCTGGCGCTGGAACCGCCACGCCGTGTACGGTATCGAGACCTTCGACGAGGCGGTATTCCTGCGGGTCTACAGGGAGCACGTGGAGCGCGTCCTGTGCTATTTCGCGGGGCGGCGCCCGGGTAAACTTCTGGTTTTGAACGTGTGCGCCGGTGAGGGGTACGAACGGCTGTGTCCGTTCCTGAATCTGCCGGTGCGGGACGAGCCGTTCCCGCGCCGGAACGTGGGGGAAACGAAATGAGCGAGGTAGCGGTAGTGGAAAGGAAAATCCTGAACATCGGGGCGGGGAACAAGATCATCGCCGGGGCGATCAACCACGACCTGCACAAGCACCGGGCTGAGATCGACGTCGCGCACGATCTCAATATTTTACCCTGGCCATGGCCAGATCAGTCTTTCGACCTGATCGTGGCCTGCGCCGTTCTGGAGCACCTGCAGATCACCCTGATCGAATCGGTCAACGAATGCTGGCGCATCCTGAAGCCTAACGGCGTGCTCCACATGAAGCTGCCGTACTGGAATCACGCGAACTCGTATCGTGATCCGACGCATTATTGGCGGTTCGACCTGGGGACCTGCGATCTGTTCGACCCGGACACCAAGTATGGCCACGACTATGCGTTCTACCCGGTGCGGAAGTGGACGATCATCCGCCGCGCCGAGCTCAACAATGCGGGCTCGTCATTCTCGATCAAGCTACAGGTGCGGAAATGAGCGCTGGAATCGTGGTGCTGAGGAACGCGGCGAAAATCTCGACGAGCAACGCCCGGAAGCTGCAACTCCAAATCCACAAGGCAGGCAATTGGTCGTTGCCGTTCGACCAGACGCTGTTTTTGAGCGGAACGTATACCGTGCCGTGGGATCTGCTGCCGAGCGGCTTTCACTTCCTCCAGCGTTGGGACGCGGCGGCTCCTCTGTGGCGCTACGGCGTCCTGGCAACGGACGTCGGGACGAAGCCCGAGCGGAAGCGAACGGTCAAACTGGCGCTGGACCTGCGCGTGCCGCTATACGAGCCGGCGCTGTTATTCGTGCAGGCGAACGAGACAGGCCGGGCGCTGATGAAAGCCTGGCGGGCAGAATGTCGATTTGGCGACGACGAGCGGCTGGCCTTCCTACGTGCGCTGCACATCGTCAAGCCGCGATTCTGCGCGCTGCCGCGCTCCTGGCTGGCGGAGGAGGAGCAACGCGCGAAGCGGGATGCGGCGACCGACCGGAACGTGCGCAAGGTGCTCAAACCGCTGGTGCGGGTGGAGCTCGCGCCGGGGCGCTTCGTCAAATGCCACGCAGGTGATGAGGAGAAGGTGAAAGAGCATTTCGCCAGCCTGCAGCGGGGCAGAAGAGGATAAGATGGTTGAGCGAGCAAAGGGCAAGCGCCGCAAGCCGGTTCAGGACAAGCGGCGCGAGCCGGCCAAAGACAAGATGAAGCCGGGACCGGTGGAGGACAAGGGCAAGGAAAAAGAGGATGCCGATGGCTGATTTTTGCACGGTTTCGGACGTGGCGAACCTGTTGCAGATCGAGATCACGGCTGCGGACAAGATCGCATCCTGCGTGCGGGCGATCTCCGAGGCGACGGAGGCGATCCGCAACTACTGCCACCAGTACATCGAGCTGGTGACCGACGACGAGATCACGCTGGACTGCGCGGGTGGGACGCGGCTATTCCTGCCGGAGTTGCCGGTGGTCAGCGTTTCCGCGGTCGTCGAGGATGATGAGGGTCTGACCGAGGATGATGACTACAAGCTGGGGCAGTACGGTATCCTCCACCGGGTGGCTTGCGACTGGGAGGCAGGCATCCAGATCGTCACGATCACCTACACGCACGGCTATGCCACGCCATTGCCGGATGACATCGTGGCGGTGGCCACCCGTGCGGCGGCGCGCGCGTTCCAGGCCGGGCTGAAGGCGTCGGAGACGGACGGCGTGCCGGGGATTTCGGCCAAGAGCCTGGGAGATTACTCGGTGTCTTACGCCAGCGAGGCGGGCGGGGGCGTGGGCGAGGGCGTGATGGGAGCCAGCGGGGCGCGGATGCTCCTCCTCAGCGAGAAGGACATCCTCGACCGGTACAGGTACGTGATGCAATGATGAGGCGCTTGCTTCTGATCCTGGCCGGTGGTTGGTGCTGTGGGCGCTGTGGCGAGTTCAACGGCGATAGCGACTTCTGCTGCAGAAAGTGCGGGGCGAGCCGATGAGCGTGTTCGAGTCGCTGCTCAACAACACATTCACCGTGGAGAGGCGCGCCCGGACGGGCGACGGGCAGGGCGGATGGACGATCACCTATATCGCCTCCGGCACGGTGTTGGGACGCATCCGGCCGGCGACGGCGAACGAGCGGGTCGTCGCGGACGCGGAACAGCAACAGGTCACGCACGTGCTGTACGTCCTCGCCGGCGAGGACATCGCGCGCGGGGACCGGGTGACGTGTGGGGAGTTGACGGTCGAGATCCTTGGCGTGCGGGAGCCGTCGAAGGCGGAGCATCACTACGAGATCGACTGTTTGGAGAGACAAAAGGAGAGCGCGACGTGACCTGGAGGATTCACCGGGAGACCGACGTCACGGCCACCAGCCTTCAGCGGGTAGGCTGCCAAATGCCCGGACTATCACTCGCACGCACAGGTCATCGCCGCCGGCACCAATGAAATTATAGCGGAAATAACGTATTATGTCAACAATCGCGGAGTGGAACCAACGTAGAGTGGTCGCGACGGTCAAGGCGGAAGTCGTGGCCAACATGGAGATCGCGGCGACGGTGGTCGAGGTGGATGCGCGGCGGCGGTTGCTGGCCATCGCGGAACCGGAGTTTGGCCGGGCCTACCGGCGCGTGCTGGCGCTGTATCGCCTGATCAGCCGGGTGATAGTTGGCGAGAATGCGGTCGAGGGCCAGATCGGGATACCGCCGGGCAAAGAGGGTGGGGACTATGGCTTCTGGATCGAGGTGGGCAGCCACACCTATGAGGCGCAGCCGTGGCTGCGACCGGCGCTGATGGATAACTTGAAGGACATCGTCAAACTGCTGGCAGGGAGGTAATTTATGGCAACAGAGTTGAATCAAACGCGTGCTCAGGTCGAGCGGGCGCTGAAGCTGCTGACTTCAGAGACGGCGGACGAGATCATCGGTTCGCCACAACCGGACGAGTACGGCACGCTGATCCGGGGCGTGCGCGCGGCTTACATGATGCTGTGGATGATGGCCAAAGCCAACGGGATGAAGGAGAACAAGAACGCGCTGAAGATGGGGGCACAGGCGCTGACGATCCTGTTGACCATCGTCCATTATGCCTACGCCTTGGGACTCAAGCGTGGCAGGGAGAGCGGATGAGCGTCGTCACGGAGGCGATTTACGACGTGCTGGCGGGGGACGCGACGCTGACGGCGCTGTTGACGACGTACGGCGGCGAGCCGGCGATCTTTACGACCGACCCGGCACCAGGCGACGCGGTGCTGCCGTACATCGTGAGCGCCGGGGAGGTGGCGCAATCGCCGTCCGACACGAAGACGACGCGGGGCCGGGTGGCGATCCGGGACGTGCGCTGCTACACGGACGCGACGGGCAGCGCGGTGGTGGTGGAGACGATTGCCGAGCGGGTGCGGGCGCTGTTGCACCGGCAAACGCTGGCAATCTCGGATTTCGAGTGTGTGATAGCGGACTGCTCCGGGCCGACAGTGGCCGACGAGCAGGACGCGTACGGGCGGATCGTATCGGTCCGTCTCACGATTGAGGAGGTCTAACTATGTCTATGAATGGAAGTGACGTGCTACTGCTGGTCAACACGGGAACGGCGCTCGTGCCGGTGTACGAGGCGGTCGGCTCCCAGCGCGACGTGACGTTCGACGAGGCGACGGAGGAGATCGACGTCTCTTCGAAAGATAGTCGCGCCAAGCGAGTGTTGCCTGGCCGATATTCGTCGACGTTGAGTCTGGATGCGCTCTACGTCTGGACCGACGACGGCTATCACGCGTTGCGGGACGCGATGCGCGATGGCGAACTGATCCTGGTGGCGCGCGAGGACGACGGCACGACCATCGAGACGGCGGACGCGCTGATCACGGCTCTCAGTGAGAGCTTCCCTGATCAGGGCGAAGGAGCGATCAGCATCTCGATGACCATCGACGGCTTCTGGACGGAGTTGGAGAGCTGATGCCCGGCGCACGCGGAGAGGCGACGATTCAGGCCGGCGAACGCGAGGTATGCATCCTCTTCACGAATCGCGCACTGGCGGAGGTCGAGACGCGGCTCAAGCAGTCGATCATCGCCGTGGCGCAGGGCTTTGCCGATGGCACAGCCGGGGTCACCGAGCTCGTCCACCTGCTGCGGGCCGGGATGCAGGCCGCGCGCCGCGAGGCGCGAGAGGGTGGCGCTGTATCACTCAACGATGCCTTCGAGGTGCTCGACGAGGCCGGCTTCACGGCGGTCACCGTGGCGGTGATGGACGCCGTGAGCGCCGTGCTCAGTTTCGGCACGGGAGACCAGGACCCAAACGCGTGAGCCGGGAGCGACTGGACTGGCAGTCGCTCCTGGAGTCGGCGCTCAAGTGCGGCGTCGGCGTGCTGGAGTTCTGGTCGCTGACGCCGCGCGAGACGTACGCGGTCATCGAGGCATCCTCCTGCCGGCTGGAGCGAGAGCATCGCCGGGATGCCTGGCTGGCCTGGCACATCGCGGCGCTATCGCGCGCCAAACGATTGCCACCGCTGCAACGCTTGATTGCTCCAGGCAAGGCGAGGGCGCTCAAGGGTGAGGAACTGGAGCGCAGGCGGGCCGAGCACCGGGAGATCGTGCAGAAGATCGACGTGCGGAAGATAAACGAGGCGAAGCGTGGGAGTTGATGCGAACCTGGGCCGCGCGA